AAGAAAAAAATCGACATAAATTACAAGTGTCTTTATGCTCTTTTATAGCCACAGTTTCTCCGATTAATTGTGGTTAGAGAACCCCTAGTTTACCTTCACGTGCTAGGGGTTTTCGTTTTATTACTCTTTACGTTCGTATTGGTCTTCAGCGTAGTAAGAAGCACGTTTGTGGTCATAGCAGATACCACTAGTACGACCAGTATTGAACTCTTTGTCAGAGCCAATAGCATCTTCTTTACCCATGCCAACACCGCCACGCAAAGGCTCTTTGCGATTGACTTTGTCATCAACAGAAGAAGCGCCTTTAGGTACTACTACACCTTTAGCAGGCACACCCTTCATGCTGTTTGGGTCAGTTGTTTTTCCCATTTTCATACTATTTCCTTTTTTAGCTAAAAAGACTGCAAAAGCGCAGTTTAGTTATTTTGCCTTATCCATTACCCATGTCAAGCATTTTAATTAGGCGGATGGCAGCGTCTACCGAGTCTATTCGGCTTACAGCACCGCCTCGCCATTCCTGCATAAACTTAATTTGAGGGTCAGTATATGAAGCCTTAGAGTCTCTTTTAATCTCTACCAATACGGATTTACCTTTATATCCAATAAGTAAATCAGGACAACCACGACCAACAGTTGATAAATTAAGCACAGAAGCTCCCAGCGCAATAAAAGTATGCACAAGCTGTTTTTGATTCTCATCAACTCGTTTCTTGTAATAAGTCATTAGTTTTCTCTACCAGTTCTTCAGGGCTTATTCCCCAATAAGATGTAAATCCTTTAGCCCCAAGCGAGTGATAACTGGTATCTCCAAGTCGATGGTGGTAGGCGCATAGGGGGACTGCAGGCGCAAGGTCTCGCTTTCCCCCGTACCTTCGCACGTGATGGATTTCCACCGGTGTGTCGGTGTCCGCAATTCCTTTTTGCCTGCACAATATGCAGCCCAATCGTGCCAATTTACCATAATGGTCTTTTTTAGCTTTTGTCGGCATATTCATACCATTGTAAATAATACTGTTTTAATGACTCAAAATTGCTACCAGCTAGTGTGCAACTGCCATCTTGATTAACTAAGAAGTATTTTTGCACATTAGTTCCGTTGTCGGTATCGCCATAAATAATTAAAACAATAAAATTTGGCAGCTTTGCAAAGGCTTTGAGTAAATACTCTTGGCCCTTGCTAATCTGCTCGTTTTCACGCTTCCATTCCATTACTAGGAACTTGCCTTTTCTTTCGCATATTCCATCGACATTGCTTGGCAAAAAGCCAGCGTTGTCTTGTATAAGACCATAAAAATCACCATAGTCCGTATGCGATGCATAAGGGTTACGCATCATGGGTTATGTCCTCCAGCTTTAAGGCTACTTCTACAAGGTCATTAGCTATTTGGTAAGCCAAGGGTTTATCTTGGGCTATGCAGGCTTTGTAATAGGCTTCTAATAGCTTTTTGGCTGCTAAATATGGGGTGCTAAAGTCTTTCATTAAATCATTCCTTTTCTGCGATTGCTGGATAAAGTTTGCCAAAGTTCGGTGATTCGTATTTCAGAGTTGCGCTTATTGTCTAAAACCTTAAATTGCTTGTAAGCCTCAACCCATTCTTCCTTTGCGTTAGCGTATTTAAGGCTCGCTACGGCTTTTGCTTCTCTTTCGGCTACTGTGCCCTCAGCTATCAAAAAAGCATGGGCCTTAGCTTGTTTTATGCTTTCCTCTGCTTCTTTTACCTTAGCGCCCAAAAATCCATGTTCTTCATCGGTGCTGGCAAGGTATATCAGCGCTTTTTCAACTCGGTCATCATTTAATTGCTCAAGATTCATTTCCACTCTCCATATTCATCTGCTCTATTTCCCTTCATCCATTGGTCTTCTAAATCTCTTAATAATTCCTTGCTAAATTGGCTCTTTTTCAAATAAGCCCTAAATTGCGCCAAACCCCATGTTCTTCGCCAGTAAATAAGCTGGCGCACAGCACATCGGTGTTTATGCTTTTCTTCATCCATCTAATCGTTCTTTAATGAATTCCCATGCAATTCCAGCCACTTGTGGAACTTGACCATTTCCAATGGCTTTAAGTCTGTCCACCCTAGCGGCCACCCCATCAACCATTCGTACAGGTTCGGATTGATTGAAGATGGAATGTAAGTTCCATTTTTGACTGCATTTTTGTGTGCGCCCGACCCGCCTGCGTTCCCCCCCCCCGATGGAGTTGTTGGTGTTGGCCATATAGCTTCCTTGCGCTTTTTTAATGCTTTCCGACTGTTGCTTCCACCATCCTTGCCTGTTGTTGGGGTGTGAAAGAAGTTCTCTCCGTTTGGCAACAATCCAAATTCTCTGTCTGTGATGTTTAGCTCCAATGTCTGAAGCTCCAATGACTCCCCATCCTGCATCAAACCCCATCTCGGCCAACTGTCCAAGAACTGTTCCGAGTCCTCTATGAACGAGCATTGGGGAGTTTTCCACATAGACAAATCTTGGTCGAACTTCGCAAATGATACGTGCCATTTCTTTCCACATTCCGCTTCGTTCACCTTCGATTCCTGCTCCTTTTCCTGCTGCGCTAATGTCTTGGCATGGAAATCCGCCTGATACAACGTCAACAATTCCTCGCCAAGGCTTTCCATTAAAGGTTTGAACGTCATCCCATATTGGGAAACTCGGCAAAAGTCCATCGTTTTGCCTGGCGCACAATACGCTTGCTGGATAGGCTTCCCATTCGACTGCACAGACTGTTCGCCATCCAAGCAAATGTCCCCCAAGTATTCCTCCACCAGCGCCTGCGAAAAGAGCCAACTCATTCAAAACCTAGCCTCCTCAAATTTAAAAATAGGCTTGTTTACCTTTTTAGCCACAATCTTCCAATCAGGTCTTATCGATACAAGGTATTGAGCCTCGGTTTTGCTTTTAACCTGGCGAATCATGCCAAGTTCGTCATAAATGTAATAAATCATCCTTGTCTAACCCTTTCCCTGTATTGACCCTCTGTTTCGCCTGGGTTTGGCTCTATTCCCAATTCCCTTCCCCTAGCCATAACCCCTTCAAGCGTTGCATCCCAGCGTTGCATAGGTTTGTCTTGAGTTTTTAATGCTTCCAATTCAAGCCAAGTTGCTTTAAATCCTCCCCATCCCCTTTCGCAACAAATCTGTATAACTTCAGCAAGCGTTTTGTTGGCTTTTTTGGCTTCTCTTTCAATTCCATTAAAAGCAGTTTGAGTAACTGGTAGCTTTTTGCTTTTCCTAAGAATTAAAAAATCATTCCACAATAAATCCGCTAAACCTTCAGGTTTGGCGATAGTGTTTTTATTTATGGTCTTGGTAATGGTATTGGTATTGGTCTTGGTTTGCATTGGGGAGGCAATAGGGGGGTTATTAGGGGTGCTATCGCTAGCCTTATTCCACCTTATAGCTGCACCTTTGCGCCCACCAGCTTGAATCGCATGGTATTTAGCTATTTCTTCATCAGCTCGTGTGTTGTACCAAAATCCAAGCTCATCATTGTGGACAAAAAATTCATTCAATATTCCCTTGACAATTTCAGGAGTGCTTTTAATCTTTCTTGCGACCCATTCAGGGCTTATAAAGCCTTTTTCTTGCTGGTAATAAAGGTCAATCATGCGCCTATAAGCTAAATCTTCCAAATCGCTTAGATGGTGCGTATGGCTGATGTAATCCCCAATATGAAATGGGTAAAAGTTCATTTTCAGTCCTTTTTGTATAGGTCAGGCCTAAGCATTTCTCTAGTCAATTTATGGCTTGAAAGCTCCTCAATGGCCTTTAAATACTTAAAAGGTATGTTGGTTTGACCCCATAAATAAATAGTATTTGGCTTAATTCCTAGCTTTTCGGCTAGATTCACCAGGCTGCCAAACTCAATCTTCAATAAATCCATCGGATTCATATAAATCCCTCCTTTTCAGCGATAGTATAGCAATTCTTTTAAAAAGTGTTGGAATTAGGGAATATCCCTATAAGAAAAGTGAGAAAAACCTATTGCAACGTGGGATTTTGATATATACTGGTTTCACCTTAACAAGTGATGAAGGGAATGAAAATGAAACACAAACTTATTGAATGGCTTGGAGTTGTAGTTCTTGGAGTTGTATTGGCTGCCATGTTTGTATATGGAGGTGCTTAATGAGCCGCCATGATGCTTACTATGAGCCAGAAGATGACTATGAAGGAGAGCAACTCCAAGAGCAAATCTATGATGCTGTTGCTCATGACCCTGATTATGACCCAGCCAACATGATGCATATGTCTGAAGCTATCGGTCAAGAATCTGACAATGAGTCAGTTCAGCAATTTATTAAAGACTGTGTAGCTGCAAAAGATTGGGCAAAACTAGGCTTAAAACTTTATCAATTATCTTGGAATTACCAAGAATCTATTGTTGAATACAGATTAACTAAATAAGGAATAAGTGATGACTAAATATGAAGAAATCCGCAAAATCAATGTAAATGAGCATACTGAAAAGAAAGGCAAATTTACCTATTTAAGTTGGGCTTGGGCTGTAGACCAGCTTTTACAACTAGACCCAAGCGCCACATGGGAATACAAAGACCCTGTTTACTTTGCCGAAACATTAATGGTGTTTTGCTCGGTTACCGCCTTTGGCAAAACTATGACCGCCCAGCTGCCTGTTATGAATATGAACAAAGCTATTCCTAACCCTGACGCTTTTCAGGTCAATACAGCGATGCAACGTTGCCTGGCTAAAGCCATTGCTTTGCATGGCCTTGGTTTGTATATTTATGCTGGTGAAGATATTCCAGATGAAGAAACCCCTGATTTAGCTGTAGAAGCTGACAAATGGATTTTAGCCATTGCTGGCACTAAGACTATGGATGAACTCAAAGAAATCTATGGCGCAGCTTATAAAGCCCTTAGCAAAGACAAATCAGCAGTAGAAAAGATTTCAAGTGCTAAAGACCTTCAAAAAAGCATTTTAATGGCGATGCAATCATGAACAATGAACCAGTAGCGCATTTTTACCCTGAAGGTGAAGGATGCACAGTCTACGACATTAAGTTTGCTTGGAAAGTTCAAGGCACAACAGAGCCTATTCCACTTTACACCCACCCAGCAAACCCTAAATACGACCCCGAAACAGGCGAACCATTGATTGATGGTTACCCATTGTTTTCAGGATTGCCACTAGCAAAGACACTAACAGATGAGGAATGGAATAAAGCATTTGATTTTTATTGTGAAACTGATGAAGGTGTATTGAAGTTTGACCTTGAATTGCGTGATGAGTGGAAAAAAGAACAGTTAATTCGTTGGAAAGAAGCAATAAGAAAGGCACAAGAGAAATGAAAAACTATGATGCACATAAAGAAAGCATTAAAGGCAAGACATTAACTGCCTACGAATTAGCAGACGCAATGGATACAAAAGGCTTTAGGTATCGTGAGGTAAAGGCGGCAGTAAAAATGCTAAGAGAACAGGCTGAAACCATAAAGGAGTTACAACTAATTCTTGCCCAACAAGAAATTCATGTT